ATGCGGGCCTATTCTTTGGGAAGGCAAAGTCATGGAAAAGGATGGAGAAACCTGTAAGCGTCAGATGACCAGTGTCATTGACAAGGTTGTTGAGGGGGCCCTTCCAGGGCGTCACACTGACCTCCTCAAACAGTACATAAGTCGGCATTCCGCCGCAATCGCGTCAGAATGTGACGGACGAAATCTCTTCATTCCCCTTTGTCTGGGTGGAATGGGCGCGTACGCGCCTGGACCATCTCGGAGGCGTATCGACAAGTACCGAAGTGTCGATGTGGCCGGGTTCTCATTCAAGGTTACGATCGCGCAGCGCGTGCTCGCAGGAGCCTTATGGGAGAGGGAGCCGTGCATGGCGGTCACCGCCGGTGGGCCTCAACAGGGTGTTGAGGCTGCCGAGGTCCCCCCTAGGTATGAGGCCCCATGGCTCGCCGAGGGAACGGATGTGTGGACTCCGCCCATGAATGCACTGAACAAGTTCGTCAGTAGACTCATCAACCACCGCGATCACAGCGGTCGGGCGCTCGGTGCTCGCTTTACCAAGGCGGAGCATATCGAAGATGGGCTACGAAGCATGCAGACCGCCCCCCCTGGGCTCTGTAGATTGCTCCGTGTGAGCAATGGCTTTAGGTTCAACGTGATGAAAAAGGGACAGATTTCAAAGCCTCATTCTGTCAGTACCGTTCCCCGTCATTGGGTCCATCAGGTACGTTCAGGCCCTTCTCTTTGGCTCAAAGAGTACCTGGACAAAAGGCTAGACGGTTCCGTCTTCTCTCGAGGTGAGCTCGCGAGGACGGCCCAGGAGCACGGCTTCGGTGTAGTTGTTCAACACCGAGACCGAGATGTGACCATATCTGATGATATCACATGCCCCTGGCGAAGGGGAGCGCGTTCCATGGAGCTGGATCTGGAAATGGATCATGAGCTCGATGCGTTCCTCGCCGCCGTAAGGTCCTTAGAGGGTGACTCTTCATTGAGTCACTGCTAAGCAAACTGGACCTGGGATCACTACCCGATATAGTGGAGTTCCGTGGACTCTGATCACGGGGCGCCGGGGTTCTGGGCGCATTAGTAAATTCAGACATGGATCCTGAAGTCAAACCGGTCAAGAGGCCCATGTTCAGTCCTGTTCGTATAGCATACACGCTTGAGCAACGATATCTTTCAATCTATGGGGTCAAACCCAAGATTTGTTTGATTTGTTGTAAGCTACTCGCAAAACCTTGCGAAGCGATGCTCAACTACCGTACGGAGTATTCCAACCCGTATTGCATGACCGTGTCCATCACGTTCTGCACTCGTCAACATCATCGGAAGTGCCATCCGGCGCGTTTCGAATTTGACGAAGTGGAAGTTGACAGGCTGGATGAAGCCCCTGAGGTGGTGGATGGTTGGACGGTTCGCCGTGCCGACCTGAAGCCTCCGGAATGAGATCCTCCCACACGCAGTGAATAGCGTAAAAATCCAACCCTCATCCTGAGGGACGGGGTCACGTGACATAGACTCTCCAAAACGGTTGCGTCTTCGGACGTCAGACTGTGTTTCACCGGCCCTTCGAGGGGGATGAATAGGTAACACAGGAAATTCCGTACTAAGGCTGAAAGCTCGTAAAGCCGGAAATTGTCGAGAGACTGCACGGATCGGCAGTGGAACTCAGCCGCAAGGTGGACCCACTGTATCATGTGATGAACAGTCCGCCAAGTGTAGTGGTGGAACCCGTGGTACTACACATAGTTGTCATGGTTACGAAGAACACACAACAACCCAAGGCCCGCAAGGGGGCCAATGGAAACAATACCAAGTCGATCGCCAAACCTGGCGGTCGCCCCGTTGGCCGGAAGCCCAGGCGCAAGCCTCAGGGTGGCCAGGGTGCCAAGCCGCGACGCAATGTTGCAGCGGCTGCTGCGTACTCTCGTGGTCAAGGATTCTCTGAGCCCAGGATCCAGAACATGGGGCGTGACGGGGTGCGAATCCAGCACCGGGAACTTGTGGGGTCTCTTACGGGATCCACACTGTTTGCCATCGCGCGTTCTCTCGCCTTGAACCCAGGCTTGGCGGCAACCTTTCCGTGGTTGTCGACGCAGGCCAAGGGGTGGGAGCAGTATCGCTTCAACTCTCTCCGTCTTGAGTACTTTTCCCGTACGGGAACAGGTACTCCGGGCAGCGTCATGCTGGCCCCGGACTACGATGCTGCTGATGCTCCTCCGAGCAGCGAGCAGCAGATGTCCGCGTACCGAGATGTTGAGGAGGAGGCACCTTGGGTCCCTGAGTTTTGTTGCGATTGTAACGTTGCGGCGATGCATCCTGATGGTCGACGCAAGTTCATTCGCACTGGAGCTCTCGGGCCCAACCTGGACGTGAAGACATACGATGTTGGGAACATGTTTGTCGCCACGGTCGACGGGACTGCCGTTGGCTGGGGGAAGATGTGGCTATCGTACGATGTGTCACTCTTTGTCCCTCAGCTCCCCGACGTGGTTGCTGACGCTGCTACGGGGTCGATCGATGCGATCGCGACCTCGGGGCAAGCAGCGGCCACCCCATTTGGAAATCAGCCATTGTCTGGAAGCGGTGCCATCGCGCTGCAGTCTAATGGCGCCCTTCTCGTCACAGTCGACGGTCTTGTCATCGGACAGGAATACCAAGTCGATGTGCTTGTGAAGGGTACTGTGATCACGAACGAGCTTCAGATCACAGCCAACACGTGGGGCATT